ATGGCCAGCCTCACTATTAATGGTCACAAGATCTTTTTTCTAACAGAAAATGATCGATATCCGAAACCGAGGGGGGATAGCGCGGAGATGTTTGCTATCCGCGAAGATGAAGAGAAACAGCACTGGCTTTATATCTTACATAATCGACGCTGGCCGCTTGTCTCTGAAACACCTTTTTCAACACAGGGTGAAGCGATAGAGGCAGCGTTAGCATTCGACATAGCTGTACTCTATAAAAAATAGCCGGGGTCCATCCCGGCATCGCATTACATCCCCAGTCTCGACACAAGAATCGCATCAGACTCATCAGCGGTATGCAGGCAGAGAACGTCTTGAAACGCCCCATAGCACGCACCGACCGCACTAGCAGTTTGAGTCCCACCGATCAGCAACGGCGCTGTATTGCCGACCAGGCTCGCCAACTTACCAGTCACTGACGGGATTGATGGCTTCAACAGCGTCCCTTTCTCGTACCCTTCTATCACACCAGACGAAACCTTAAACAGACCAGCTGACGGGATGTAATCGGCATACACTGTTGTCGCAACATAAAGAGCGTTGCCATTCCCCGCTGGCCACCCGTTATCACGCGTCCCATAGCGCCATGCTTCCGTAGTGCCCTGACCATTAGTTATCTGCGTGCGCAAGTATGCCAACGGCAAATTGTTAATGTTATATCCGGCAGTGATCCCATTGTTATCGGCCCTATCCAAGTCACTCATTCGTCCGGAAAGCAGATACGACTTTCCTTTTTGGATGATTTGGTTCGTGCGGCTCTTCAGGAACCAACCACCTGCCGAAGAAACTTTTATAATCACAGCATGTGATGCTGCATCGTAAATCATGGGAAACTGGGGATCTGGAGTGCCTTGGGAACCCGCTAACAAGTCACCACTTGCGCCAAGCATGTTATAGACAGTCTGGACGTTTCCGAAACCATCAACTTTTATGCCAAACGCTGGAGCCGCACAAATCGTCGTACGTTCGTATATTGCGTTATTTAGCAGAAAATTAAAGCGAGCCAGACAACCCGCTTCATCAGGAATGTAACCACCATCCGCTACAACCCGCGATTTATACGCGTTGAACAATGCTTGTGGATCAAAAATTGAAGCAGACATATCAAGAGCTGTACGCCAGCCGCCATATGCTTTTCCCGTACTTGTTGCCGATGTCATTAAAATTCTCCTGTAAGCGGTAGACGGTCGAGGCATGCCCAGTTGAACATTGGGAATGGCTGACCGTTACGGGTGATCCAGCGTGATGTTTGTGTTGAGCTATCTCGAAGACAAACCAATGGGTAGACAAAGTCTTTGATGACCGGCACCGTGTTTGTAAAACCGATAAGCAAATGATCGGATATCGCCGGTGCATGATTTAGGGTTATGCGAATGGTGTTCTGCTTTATAACAGATACAGATTGAATCACCGCACTGCCATCCAGCAGGGAAAACCCCTGCCCTGGACAATCAGCAATCGTGGTTGTGTCAATCACCAACGGAAGATAAGGAACATCGAAAACGATATCGATCGTGCTACCGTTAACAGATAATGAGCGAGCCTTAAGCCCAGTCCATGTGCCTTTTTTCTCAGGGTCATACAGATGCCAGTAGATAGCCTGTGCGGCGTATTCACCTTGTAACACCTTCCCCGCAGCATTTAAGTGGCTCAGCGTTGCATCGTTATACAGCCAGTTCAGCGGATACTTAGGCCCGTAAATGATGGCCTTTGCCGCGTTCTGCCGCACGTAAGTTAACTGGTCTGTTGCCGCAACCGAATACGGCTGCACGACCACAGGCTCTCCGATGGGATTTCCCTGATCGTCTACCTGTTGGTTTTTTGTATTAACCCTGCTTCCGACCTGCCCAATCACCTCCGCGAAATTATCGGTCTGCCCCGTGATCCCTTTAAAATCCAATTGGAGGCCAGAAAAATAAGGCTTCATCTTCGCGAGATAATCGCCAGGATTTTGTGAGCTGCCGTTATCGTTGTCCGTCTCCCCATGCTCGAGCGTCATAAATTTGAAGGTATATCGTTTCCCTACCCCATTGGCCGCATTTTTCCCAAGCTGGACGAAATCTAGTCCGTTTTGATAAGGAATCGTCCCTTTGCTTATTTCTACGAACGATCGACCACCGGCGGCAAATGGCGCGTGAATGAAGACCTGGTTTCCGGGTTTTTTATGAAGCATCGCGTAATACATCGGCAAAACATTGCCCTGTCTATATGAGGGATACTGCGCATCGTTGAGAGTGGATAGGTCAGATAGACTAACAGGATCCATACCACCACCTTCAGGCCTGCCATTTGCCCCGGCAAGAACTCGGCCACGAAAGACAGGATCACGGTTAACAATGTTAATTCCCGCGCCATCTTTCGGTGCGTTGAGTGATTGCCCCCCCGTCCCACCTCCGTGCGCTTCTTCCGCATCGATAGGCATTTCGCGAATTGATGGCTCGTACTTCACTCCATAGCCAGAAACTGCTTCCCCACCTGGCACATAGCTGAAAATAAAGCCTGCCGATGTCATCTTTTGAGCAGTGAGAACAGGACGTTCTGACCACACGACACTGCCACGCCATGCCGCTGCTGGTATACCGTTAACCGTTTTAATTGAGGCTAGCGACTCACCGAGGTTGTCCTGGAGTGGGCCATCAATTCCGGGGATGTGTACACCACCATCATCATCAATTGCAAACAGAGCGGTTTTTAGGTCTTTGGCAAAAAGAACATGCTGGAAACCAACGATACGCCGCGAAAAATTCGTCGAGCAAATTGTATCTAGGCGGTCTTGCAATACGTCATCCATTCCAACAATGCGCATATTCCCATCGTCATCAATGGTAATTAGGCCTAACGACCCTGTTTTATCAACGAGAACATGCTGATAACCACGATAACGGTTAGCGATGTTCTTCGGGATTAATTGCTCAACATAATCTTGAATAGATGATTTCAGCCCCGCAAGCCACAAGCCGAAGTCATTGTCGAGTGCCATGGCTGTTTCTGATGGGCCTCGTGCGCCTTCCACAGTCCATTGCCATTGTTCCGACTGATACTGGCGAAGTGCAGCAGTTCTTTTATTTGTTTCAATGAGGCTGACGACCAGCGAAATAACAGTTGCAGCAATTTCATCAACATATTTCCCGTTGCTCAGATAGCGGCCTGTTGGCGTCGCTACCCCATTGAGGTTCTCATATTCATCAACCCACTGCGTTGAAACAGTCGAGCGAACGGAAAAATAACGCCGTGTTTCAACTCCATCGGTAATGGCTTTCTGAGCTTCAGTTTCATCCGTATATGCACCAGAGCCAGATTGAGCTATACCTGCAGCAGCCTCCGATCTTTCTGCCGAGGCATCTGATTGCTTTGCCGCATTAATGGCAGTTAGTGAATTTTCTGACGAGATTTTTTCACTTAATGCTGCTGAGGCTGAGTTTTGCTCAGATATTGCAGCGTAAAACTTTGAACTTTCAGCTGATAATCCAGATGATGCAGCTGCATTTGAGGATGTATTTTCCGCCACCTGCATTTGCTGCAACAAGCGGGTCATTTCAGAGAGTAAATTTGGTCCCGGCAGAAAGGAAATAAGGTAATCATTAAGTGATGCTGATTGCCCCCCCTCTAATAATTGAATAGAACCTAAAATATCACTTTTACCATTAGGGTATAACGCTGCAACATCATACTCCCCTGGTAACAATTCGAATCTATAACTTCCATCACTGCCTGTAATTTGCGATGCATCAAGTTGGCGAAAAGTATTATTAGTATTCCCCCTTAACGTTACACCCAGGCGAACATCAGGGAATGGTTTTCCGTCCGGGGTCAGATAGACACCAGAAATAACGATCAATTCTGTCATGGCGATACTCTTGGTAGGTTAATACTTAATTGAACGAGAGGTTAGAAATAATCGACACCTTTCTTTTCTTCTTTCTTGGCTTTCGTCTTTTTATTACTCGTACTACGTATGTTGTCCACCAAATTAAAATCCATTGTCATGCCCTTCTGCGTAAGACTAAATGCTAGGGACTCGATCACCCAATCCCGATCTTCCACCTCACCAAATCCAAAGGTTGTTACCATGCTTTCCGCTGTTAATGGCAAATATTGCGGACGACAAGGCCCTGCCAGGGTCATCCGAAATTCGTTACGGTTTGCCTGCGTTGCACGAGATTTAACGCGATGATCGGCATGGGCTTTACTAGGCTGTGTGAAAGGGTTGGTTATATCCGGTCCGTCATGATCAACTTGTGCCGTTTTTGTTTTACCATCGGCCTCATCGAAGTAGTCCACGCCGACCTTATTTTTTTTCTTATCCCCGCTCGGACCTGTTGCTTTTCCTGTGCTTGCCCCACGATCACCACTTGAATAACTCCAGCTTGAGAGCATCGAGGGCGTTACTGTTACTGATGACATCGCCTTACCGCTGGCTGCGGCTGCGGCTGCTTGTTCCAGAAAAAGCCAATAGCCACCGCTGGGTTTGCTAATGGCGCTATAGTTACGGGCAATCCGCGTTAGCAGGGATGCATCGGACTCTCGAATCTGATCGATATGATCTACCAATATGGTGGCCAACTTATCGGTAACACGTGGTTTCAGACCATTATCCTGCGCCACAGTTTTCACAATGTCGCCAATTGTCATACTGTCCCAACTGCGTGTTTTTTGGCTTTGAACGTTGCCAGGCTGCTTTTCAGCATTCATCGGAGCCGCCGTTCCGTAAATAACGACTTTACGCGGTGGACCACTGCTGGAAACACGACTGACTACAAACCACCCTTTGTTAATCAGGTCACCATTAAAGCCAAGCGCCAACTGCAATCTGGCCCCCTTAGAGGGTAGCTTTAACGTTTCAGACATCAGCGTAATTTGCAGCTCATCCGCTTTTGCCGTGGCTCCGCCGTGATCAGTCAGGGTTATTTCTACCAGTCGCTCACGGATAGCCTCCGTTATATCCTTGCCTTCGGCTGTTACGCTAAATTCTGGCCGATACTCTACCGGGGTTGTCGTGTCCATAATCATTAATCCCACAATTGAACGGCTGATTCAGCAGCAGGCAGCGTTATATCAGGCAAAGTGATAACCACCCCGGCATCGAACACCGCGCCCAATGCCGCCAGGTCCTGATTGGCTTCAAGAACGGACACCACCGTTTCGGCCAGATTTTCCATGCCGTAATGCTCGGCACAAATTTCATCCAGTACATCACCATCACGGGTTTGATATATCGTCGGCATAATGTTTCATCGTCATTGAGTACGTTTTTTTTCGTGGGCCACCGCCGGGTAAAAACGATGGTGTGACATCACTAAAATCTGTGATCACCCACCAGCCCAACACGTCACCTACCCCGCTGACCAGTTGCTGAGGCTCAGCCTTATCGGCCAGGTCATACAGTGCATCAATAGAAGCGACGCCCTTCCTGAACAACGCATGGGCTTCACCTTCCATCTTCACGCTACGAGCCGATTTTCCGGTGTATTGAAGCAAGTCCGCTTTACCAATCCGCTCCTGCTCCCCCCAGCGCCAACTTGCTTCCCGTGAAATTTGGTTATACGTCGCCGAATCGATGGAAAACTCAAAATCCCCCAGCATCATCATGACGCGAGGTTCATCAGTCGTACGCCGGTCAGACATACCCTGTTCATACCCGCCGATGACCGTATTGATAATGTCAGACATTAACCAGCCTCCGGAATGTCATAGAGTGAGTTATTACCGTTGAAAATATCGTTGCGCCGGGCACTGCCGATCGCTTCATCCGCGACCTGTTTGGGGTCCTGATTTTCGGTGGCATAAACGTTAACGGTCATTTGTTGACGTCGGTTGTCGTTGACCTCTGGCTTATGTTGGGGTGCAGTATCAGCTTTGCTTAGCACGTCGGTTAAGGTTGGCCAGGTACCATTCTGATATTGAGCCGTGGAGGTTGCTCCAGCTATCGGTGGAGGATTTTCTCCTAACTTTTTTAATTCACTTAACGGATCAGCACTTCCCTCACCATCGATGGATAGCAATAACTTACCAGTAGTTTTTTCTTTAAACGCATCCGTTCTTCTACCCACAAACCCGGCGTCTTCCTCCTCACTGCGCCATTTATCCCTTAAGGCGTTAACCTTCTCTGGGTTGTCCAAGTTTTTGGAAAACCAATCTTCAAGCCCATCTTTTTTTGCATAAATCCGCGCAATTCCTAGCTCAGTATTTCCGCTCGCCAGCCCCTGAATAATTCGTTTTTTATTGTCAGTATCATCCGGCAAGAGCCATGACAGCTTTTGCGCCAAAGCATAGGCAATCTTCCCGACATAGATTAAGCCCTGGCCAAACCCGATAAGTTTTGGATACCACTCATTCTGCAGAGCATTACTGATTTTGGTGACACCGCCGTTCTTCAACCAGCCGCTCAGGTCATTGGCTACCTTGGTGACCTCTGGGGCCAGTTCGTTACCCAATGCACCGGCGATCTCCTCCGCACCGCTTGTCAGTACGGTTTGCAGGTTGCTGAATGCAATATTGCCCTTCAGTGCCCCATCAGCACCTTGTTGCGTTACCACGTTATAGCGCTTCTGCTCTTCCATGAGCTGCTGGTAAGATTTGCCGGTAGCACGCATATAAGTCAGGATTTTGTTGGCTTCCCCGCCCATCAGCATATCCACCGCCGAGGCTGCTTTCTGCTCATCCTGCATTTTCAGCGCACGCTCAAAAATCTTGGACATCTGCTGTTCATTGTTCAGCCCTTTGAACGACTTGCTGCCAAATCCCATCATCGAAAAAGCATCTTCCAGTGATGACATCTTGCCGAGGGCTTTATACTCACCAACCTTGTTTTTCAGTTCTTCGGCCAGGTCGCCAATATTTTCGCCGTTCATGCCCATCTGTTTCGCCATACTGTCCCAGGCGTTGTAGGTTTCAATGCCTACGCCGTAGTTTCTAGCCATACCGGCTTTCTCGGCTGTCTTACTGTTCAATGCTACGGGTGACAGCGTGGCACCAATAGCAGCTGCAGCCAGGCCACCGCCGCCCAATGCCATGCCGCCAGGGAAGGATTGACGGGCAATGTTTAGGGCCTTCCCGAAAGTCCCCCGACCCATTGAACCAAACCGCTTCAAACGCTCAGCTTTCTGCAGGTCACGATTAAGCGCCTCTTGTGCGGCTTCCGCCTTTTTGATTTCCCGCGTCACCCCGGCGTAATCTTTTTTCAGACCGCTGATATCCTTACCCGCCAGTTTGGTCTTTTTCATCTGATCAGCCAGATCGCGCTGTTGCTTTGTCAGTTTCTCTGACTGCTTCTCAACGGTCTTGATGCCTTTTTTTAACCCTTCCGTAGACCGTCCCCAACTGGCATCGATATTGCCGCCAAACGAGATGGATGCCTTAAGATTTTGGCTTATTGACCCCACGGGCGATATCCTCCACTTCCTCTATGACGAAGTTGTAAAATTCAGAAAAGGGCATGCTCAACCAATCGCTCATGGTGTAGTGCATACGCCGCCCGAGGAATCTCAGCGTTTTGCGGATTTCGGCTTCGGTCGTTTGGCGGGAGGTAGCAAAAAAACATTGAAGGCTTCCTCGAACTGGTTGTAATCAGCGGCCGTCAGCGAATAGATATCTTCAAGATTCATGTTGCAGAGGCTGGCGATCATCTTCGCCTCTTTCTCATAATCACTACCCGGACCTTTATTAAACTCGACACGATCCCGAACCTGAGGCTCTCGCATCGTAACGGTGGTCAGTTTGCTGCCATTTTCCAGCGTCAGCGGGCTGTAGAGGGTGATTTCGGTGGTCGTGCCTGGGAAGTTAGTCATCTGTTACTCCAAATAAAAAGCGGCCCGCAGGCCGCTGTCAGATTAAAGGCGAATTTTTGAAGAGATATTTCTCAACTGGTCGATACCGTTAACGCGTCGGATAAAGCGCTCAGTATCAATTTCGAATAATTCACGCCCGTCCTTGCTCTGCTTGTAATAGCGGAGCGCAATGTCTACGGTGATGGCGTTCTCACTCAGATTGTCCTTGCCACGCGCATCTGGGGTCACCGTGAAAACAAACCCTTCGATCTCTTCGATCGTCCCCATCGCCGTACCGTTACTGAGATACCCCTGGTAGGCAGTAAACCGACTTGTTGATCCACTGGTAAAACCAAACCGGGACAAGATATCAGTATCAATGCCATAAAATTTGACCTGGCAGGTTAACGCCTCCATGCCATCATCCACCGGCGTCGGCGCATCCTGTGCGCCTGTGCGCAAATCGCCCTTGACGATACTCAGCGCGGGCGGCGTAAACTCATGCGCCCCTTCAATGCGAATGCCTCCAGAAAAGAAGGTCCAGGCGCGTAATGTGTTTTTTGAACTCATGCTTCCAGCTCCTCAAGGGCATAGTTGTTATTAACGCGAACCCGCAGACTAATGCGTTCAGTCGGGGATTTCGGCCCAAAATCGTAGTTGATATAAATCACCCCTGACGCTAACGATTCTGCGGTATTCAGTTCTTCATCCAGCCAGGAACGACCGCCGAAAATGGCACGCAGCCCCACGAGCTGGCGCATGTAGGCGTTGATTGTGCCGATGATGTCATCCGCGTTATCTTTATCGAGAGGCCGATCAACGTAAGGCAACAGGGCTTCCTGAATGCTGTCTTCAATCACATCGGCGGTACGTCGGACCGACTCAAAGCGCCATTGCGGATCGGAGGTACACAGGCGGTTGCCCCAGTGTTTGAAGCCATCACGGCGAATAATGGTGCTGACGTTTTCCATGTTGAGCAGGTTGGCCTGACAGTTAGGCTCTCCCAGAATGAACTCATCAACCTGTTCAACGCCGAGGATGTTGGCAATATCCTGGTTTGACTTGCTCCACCACCAACCTTTCTCGACGTCAATACGTGCACGCAGTCCAGCAGCCCGTGCCGAGTAAGGGCGAAACACAATCTCACCAGCTGCATTGGCAACGGATACACGTGGGCGCAGAAGCTCCGTGCGGGCACCGTACATTTGCCGACGCTGGACAACCTCTTGCGCCGTCGCCATCGACGTACAATCCACATAGTCCACTGCACGTAATTTGTTGGCCGCTGTTTCTAATGCCTTACCTACCGCATCATCTTCACTGAAACCGGTAGCAACCAGGATGCGCGGCTTATAGCCGGTGACAGATTCACTTTTCGACCATGCATCAATCCCACCCAGAATGGCCGCGCGTTGTTTGGCGGTTTCCGTTTCCTCTTCAACGCGAACCACAATCACAAGTCCCGTGGTTTGATCATTAATATCAACCATCGCCGCTTTCAGTGATCCGGCAACCCCAAGCTTGCTGACCTGTGAACTGCCAATGACCGCTACCGGCGTGTTAAGTGGAAACGGCTCATCTTCGCCCCCACTTAACAATACGGAGAACGGCGAGACAATGCCGACCGCTGTCGTTTCCTCTACCTTAATCGCTGAGGTGGCCACTGCTTTCACCGCTGTAGCTACCTCTGAAGCTGTAGCCGTAATTTTTCCTTCAATGTCACAACCCAGCGTTATCGACAACACACCGCCAGCATAGGCTGCGCTCGTAGGTATCACGACGGGTATTTTTGGATCAGGAATTCCCGCCACTGCCTTAATCGACAACGCATTACCGCCACGCCCTTGAACTGCTGCAGCAAAGTTCAGGACGTTGTCCAGCAAAGATGTACCTACGGCTACTGCCGCATAACTCCCTTTCGATGCATTAGGCGCGGTTCCCACCAGGCCAATAATGGCCGTTTGAATTGTGGTGACGGCCACCGTACCCGCCATCAACTCAATCGTCTCTACACCATGTAATTCGGACATATTTTCTCCAGGCATAAAAAAACCGCCAATATCGGCGGTTTGTTATTTTTACGGGACTATAAAGAGGGAGGGTTTGGCCATGCAATATTAGGTATTTCACTTACATCAACATCCTGAACTTCCTGCACGTACTCCATCCACGAAATTAGAGATATCTTATTGGCATCGGTAATTATCCCCAGCATTAACTGAGTTTGCCAAGCTTGCGTCTTTTTATTCACGTCCGCAATTAGCCTTTCCTTTTGTAATTCTGCCTGCGCTTGTAGTTCGTCGGGGGTGTAAACACGTTTGACAATGCTTTCACCGTCAAATACCCACGCGCCAGATATATCCGCGCGGCGGTTTGCCGTAGTATCCAACACTTCGGCCACGCTAAAACCAACTGGCCACAGGGTCGAGACATCATTGTTATCTGCAATGCTGCGGATAATGCCTTTGTCATCGTATGCAAACTTTATTGTGTCTGGTAAAAAACCCTTTTGACAGCCATACCATTCTGTTCCGTTTTCATCGTAGAGAAACATCGTATTGTGTTGATTGCGTAATTTCAGATGCTCGACAGTTTTTGGTTCACCTAACACGAAGTTCTTAAATATTTTCATTGATTAACGTCCTATCGTGAGCCATTGACCATTTTTGTAAATCTGGATATAGCTCCAGAACAGGGACTCGGCAGAATAGTCACCGTCTCTGTTATCGAATCCAGTTAAAACAGTGTTGTCGTGATAAGTATAAATTCCTGTAGCTCCGTGTTGAGTCTCTGCTGTGTATCTGACGTTTTGAATAAAATTTTGGTTTACCCAATCATATGTTGCTCGAGAATTTAAATTATTAACCAACCAATCTCGCAGATAACCGCCCCACATCGTCCCCTCAATATTTCCATCAGGATAGAGTTTTGAGCCGTTACCACCGCCAGCCCCCACTGTACTACCTGCGCTGAATGAGCCGTCATTGCGGAATTCATACCAGCCGTCAGCGCCACCATTGGCAACATGAATACCTAAGTAGTGGTGCTGCCCCTTGCGCTCTTGCTGGTACAAGTCAGCAAACAAATTCCCGGCACCCTGTATTCTCATACCGTTAGTTTGTATTTCATTATTACCAATATCTTGAAAACCACGTTTCGTAATAAAGTCTTTACCGTTTACATTAAGTGTTTGCTCAATGGTTGTATCCTTTCCAACGTACAAACCTTCGGTTACATTTAATGCTTTAATAGTATCGCCATCTTTGTAGACAAAACGTTTATCGGCCTCCCCTTTACTCCATGCCCCAACGTCGCTTGCAGTAGGTTTATAATCAGTCGTGTAGATTCGACTCCATTTCACTCCATTTACAGGTACGCTTGACGATCCAACATACGCTGCACCATTTCCTGATACGGCAATATATCCTGTTGACGGACCAGCATCACATGGCAGACTAACGACACCCGTGGCAATATTCCCTGTAATTGGCGGACCATTAACTGAAGACGCATTAACACGATAAAATTGCGCGATATTACTGTATGCATTATCTTTGCTGTGAGGCCCATCCCCCAGACCAAAAGCACCGACCTGCATTACATTCCCATCGGCAATTCCGACGTCCTTTATTGCTGCTGTACCTAGCTCAAGATTTTTACGCGATTTTACTTTATCTTTTACATCAGAAAGATTTGCATCCTGGCGTAAGAATAAACCCTCTCCGGTTGCAACATTTAACGTTACGTTATCAGTCTCTGAGACAGCAAGACGGAATTGCATTACGATACTGACACCATTAGTGGGCTTATCAAAGGTCGCGCAGTTAGCAATTGCGTACAGCTCGCCTTTGTCTGTCAACAGGCCAATCTCACGCACTGTGAAACCACCCACGTTCGCTGGAATGACTAACTGCGCAATAATTTGATTAGGTTGGTCGGTTGATACCGTTAAATCTGAAATGCTGTTGCGATAGACTTCATGAACCAATGCTGTACGAGCTGGGTCGGGTATCTGAGCCTGGCCGTTACCGTCACCCACGACAAACTTAACAAGCGTTATCTTTGTGCCATTAGCTATCGCTGCCGCCTCCAACGCCTTACCGGTATTGGTGAGTATTGCGTAATAATCTGCCATCAGGCCTCCCCTGCAAAAATATCAATATCAAAATGCGCGGTAACAGCACCGGCCATGAAATAAGTACCAGTAGCCCCCACATCCGCAATCACATCAATGGTGGTCAATGCGCTACGCAGGTTTTTACTGCCCTCCACCAACCGTTCTATTTGGTCGTAAAGGTCACTGGAGATCGGTGGCGCTGTGTAAACTTCAACCCGAAAAGTATAGGGTTCGCGTTTCGGCGACTCCTGCCACCACTCAATAATCGTTGTGGGAAGCCCCACGGATCTTAGCGCTCGTCGAACAGCGCCAGCTGTTCCCCGATGTTGGTGAACATAAGCGGCATCCTTGATGACCTGCCGTTTCTTATTTTCATCCCACACAGGGTCCCAATAATCCACCGCATATTCCCAAGCCAGCCAGGGCAACAGATGAACAGGGCAATCATCGGGATTTTTAACATCCCTGGCGATATTAGCGGGAACGGCAATGATCGCTTCCACAGTCGCTCGCTCCAGCGCACGCTCTGCCGGTATTGCATTGGAAGGGAGCAACGTTTTAAACATCGGCATTGCTCCCTGTACTGCGCGTCAATATAGGGGCAGCACAAAATGGTGCGGCCCCCATTGCACGCTCTATATCAGCCACCGGTTTAGTCAACCGGACACGCGTCACGCCAGATTGCTGTAATGCTGCATAAATAGCGGATAAAGGCACGACACCGCCGATTCGCTTTGCCAGCGCCAAATAGTTGATATACGTCTCTTTCGCATTATTGAAGACGGTTTCAGCATCCGGACCGTCAGGTATTTCCAAATCGGCCTCAGTTTCGAAGCGGGTTAATGTGGCGCTTTTCACCTGAACATAATCAGTCAGTGGCCGTTTTTCATCTTCGCTCAACACGCCTGAAACTTTCGCAAGCAATGCCGTCGGTGCGATCCCATCCCCAGTACGCGACAAAACATACACGTCCACTTCACCAGGACGACTATGCGTTTTAGGTCCGTACCCTTCCGCATCTAACACATCAGGATCAGCGGATTTAGCATGGAACCGGTAAGCATTGCGTGAACCGGCTGTATTCAATTGTGACCAGGACAACTGGATGCGTTCACGATAGGCATCGTCATTTTCCATCACCGCTTCAATCGGCGGTACCGCATCGGGTTCTGCCGGTGTGATAATCAGCCTGGCAACATTGAAACCTGCACCAATCTGGTCAAGATCATTGCCTTTGGCACTGGCAAGGAATACCGCACGCACCGCGTCATTCACACGTTGCAACAACAACGTGATCTGATAAGCATTGATCTCCCCTTGCTTGAACACCGGATCAGATTCCACCAGCGCATCAAATTCCGGGTCCAGTTCGCGCAAGCGGGTTAGCCACTGCGAAAATATGGCGCTGGGGTCTGGAACCTGAACCGCGTCCGGGACCGGCAGCGCGGACAGATTGATGATGTTAGGGCTGGTTGCCATAGAGTTGAATCCCATCAAGTGTTAAGGGTTTGCCGGTTTCGGTATTCACGCCTTCAATGGTCAGTGTTGTGACGCACTGGCTCTGGAAACTGACAGAAATGCGTTTTACTTTAAGCCGGGGTTCCCAGCGGGCCAGCGCCGATGCACTAGCCGCAATGATCCGTACACGGGTCAATTCGTCCTGGGGGTTATCCACCAGCGCCGGTAAGTCACTCCCGTAATCACGCAACAAAACCCGGCTTTTTTTTGGGGTGGTGAGAATATCGGTGATTGACTGGCGCAGATGCGCATCACCGGACAACCGCTTGCCGTCACCGGCATTCACTCCCTGCATAAAACCCCCATAATAAAAAACCCGCTCTGAGCGGGTTACATTTGGTTATTAGGCTTATCCGTGTCGCCACCGTGCGGATCGGGGTGGGTGTGCATGTTGAAAATCTCACGGACCCGGCTGAGCGTGCTTTTGCCGTCGGAAATGTTTCCCGTAGCGGACAGATCACCGGTAACAGCCGTATCCGCTTTCAGCTCCGTTTTCCCTTTCACTGTCAGCGTATCCGTTATCTCTACCGGGCCGCGCAGCGTCCCCTTGCCGATAATTTCATAAGTGCCACCGTCGGAAATAATGATTTTTAATGCGTGAGCGTCGCGGTCATAGCGGATCTCTGTGCCATCGCTGTAACGCGTGATGTGCTCACTTTCACTGCCCTCTGGCACCGGCATTGCGCCCGTATTCCAGCCGGGGAACACCCGGCCATTATTCAGATCACCCGCCTCACTGATCACCGTGACCGCATCACCCACCGCAAACGGGTTGGAGTCCGCCCGGTTAGCACCGGAAAACCCCTGACACAACGGTAGCCAGGTCGTGACAATATCCCCAAGCGCAACACGGCACTTGGGGATTTTTCCCGGCTGTATAGCCTGAATAACGCCACGGCGGATCATATTACTGAGGCGTTGCTGTAATTCACTCAGTACCTGTTCCATCGTCTTTAGCCTTGTAAATCAGGTGATAATCATTGACGTGAGCTGTACCAACATCAGGAGAGAGGCCAAGATAAACCGCTTTCAATGGAACACCGGTAGAGGCAAACGGGTCGGTCCCCATCGCGGCCCCTTGGCTGTACTTCACCGAACGGACAATGTAGTCATCCAGCGCCGGGTCGAAAGCGTCCACCGAAGAAGAAAGCAGTTCTGCAGGCGAAAGGCCGTCCATGTCGAAGGTCCTCTCATCGATCCATTGGCTGATATCTGCAGCTGCAGTAGCCGCATATATAGAGGGTTTCTCGATATCGACGGTCGCGGACTTGTTCACCACAATGAACAACTCGCAATCAAGGGACACATTCAACTGACCATTGCTGCCGTCGGCACGATCCCAGCCATGAATCGCTAAAAATACGGCGGGAGTTTTCAGGGAAAGTTTGGTATCCGATTCAGGGTAGCTGTCAGCCTCACGAACCCAGGCAATAGAACGTAGCGCACGGACTACCGCGTCATGGTATCCAGCTATAGAGATAGGAGTTGGCATAATATCCTCTTCAACTGCTCACGTTGATACGAGCCTTGATCCGGCCTTTAATATCGGTCTGGAAATGCTGAAAGAAAATTGCGGCCACATCGTCAAACGCGTTGTCCTCGATGTAGTTCAGCATCGGCTCATAAATGTCGATCTCAGCCTCTTTTGTTCGCCGCGTTGCCGGGTCGCGAATGACCACCGTTCGCCGACCTTCCCGTTTGCTACGCGACACTTCTCCATTTTCAAACGTTTTTCCCGCCAACAACTTGCCCTGCGGTTCAAAACCGGCATCGCCGCGCTTTCGCCGGGAAGGGGAAAAGCGGCCGGTTTTCGGGTCGCGTTTGTCATGATGGGGAAGGATACGGCCACGAATGCGCCCTTTCAGGTCCTTCACTTTTATGGCGTTCAGGCCAAACCACAATTTCCCCTCATCAAGCGTGGCACCTCGTGATAAACGAAAAGACAGAAGGCGCTTGCGAACCATCGCCATACTGCGGGGAGCGATGCCGGTCTTTAAGTCTGCCATCGCCCGCTTGCGTACAGTGACTGCCGTGCGCTTGAGCGCCCGCGAATAGGCCATCATGTATTGCTTATGATTTGCCCCTGCCGCTATCGCGATATCCCGCAAAACGTCGGTATCAATATCGATCGGCAAATTGCGCTGTATCCTGCCCGCTCTGGCCATATCATTTGCTCCACCCATTAATCACCGGCGCAGGCTCTCCGGGTTCACCGTTCGCCAACGTGATACGGGTCCGGCCCGCTTCGTTAGCGCCAATATGCGTCACCCAAAACACCTCTTCCCCCACTACAACACGGTCACGCTTTGACAAGCCGGAAATGTCGGCGGTGTAGGTGCTGATGGCCGGAGCGGTATCATTGATCTCGCCACCGCCAGGAATATTCACCGGGGAATCCGGACTTTCGAAAATCGCCACCACAGGCCGAACAACGCCACCGATGAACAATTTCACCGGGGACGCCTCGGCAAAGTAGCGGTCCACCTTCTGATCCGCCCGGCGGAGTCGTTCAGTGAACCGGGACATTAGTAACCCAACCGGACCGGGGCTGACTCCTGACCTGCCTCTCCATCACTCCAGGCACTACCGGCAAAAGGATGTGCGACTGCCGGTGTAGCACCATCGTCCGCTTTAGCGGTCAGCGCCCCCGAGGCGTCCAGGTACAACTTTTCGCCTGCTTTCCAGGTTTCATCTGCCAATTTCGGTACCACAAAGACACCGACCATATGCAAAACGCCCCACAAACCTACCGGGATGTCATTATGTGCGATGCCAACCAGCGCACCTGCAGCCACCGGTTGACCTGACGCGATCAAGGTTTCGGCGGTATTTTTCCAGTCCAGCGTGGTGCCATCCTGCTGTAAATTCGTTGCCATAATCATTTTCTCCAGAAAGTAAAACGGGTGGCCATTGCCACCCGCTGGGTAAAGAAACTGCAATGCTGACTCGCTATCACGCTTTACCGGTAGATTTCACCAGGCCGCGATAATCAAGTGGGGCTACGCCCGCATCAATGCGCACTTTGAATGCGGCACCATCGACGGTAAAGCCCTGCTGTTGCTCCAGATACGGTGCATCGATACCGTCAAGATAGGCAACCTCAATGGTGTCTTTGCCCTGTGCGGCAGTCAGGTACCACGCCTCCGCGCTATTGTCATCCAGACGCGCATCCGCAATGACCTCCACAAAGTTTTGGATAGGGTTGCTGATCCCGCTGTTGGCATCCGCGCCCGGCACGCTGACGGACTTAATCAACTGGTTGGCTTTGGACTCAAGCGCCACCGGCGTCAGCATGAAGGCCGGACGAATGTTGAGTTTGCGCTTATCGTTGGTTTGCAGCAGCATGGCCTGACGCGCCTTATCCAGACCGTCAATAGTCAGCGGCTGTTTAACCAAGTTTTTGTGATCGGCGCTGAACAGCGCTTTTCCATCACTCATTGCCGGGTTGCTGGTCAGCACGGCCCAGACCAACTCACCTACGGTGTAACGTGCAGCGCCGCCCATCATCTGAGGGATACGGGTCAGCATGTCCATGTCGTCGTTGATAATGGTTTGGCGATCGATACTGAACAACTCGCCATAGGTCGCCAGGGCAATGGCTTCCCCTTTGTCACCAACCGTAATGTATTTGTATTCCGCACCCGGCTTAACTTCACGCAGTTTATCCAGCGCTCCCAGGCCGACACGATGCGCGGTTTTAAAATCGGTCAGCGTGCCTTTGCGCGTCCAGCGGTCGAAGGTTTCATTTGCTTCTTCCCAGCCCAGCAGCGCCGACTTGTGCGCCACATCCATCAGGATATTGCCAAAATCCGAACTGGAGTGCGTGAAGGCCAACCCGACCACGCCGGTCGCTGCCATGCCTGATACGCCAATACCACGATCCACCAGCGACGCGCGCGCCAACTCACGCAAAGTCAGCCCCTGGTACGGGTTGTCTTTCTCCGCCTGGACATGCCCAGCGCGGTTCATGACTGAGGCACGAACTGAATCGCCGACCAAATTACCGTTACCAGCAAAGATATGGGCCATGCTGGCACCGGCGCTCGGCGTAGTGCCTTCGGCCAGTTTTGCCAACAGGCGATCTTTCGCCACACTGGCCTCACAGCTCATGTCGTTGACGCATTCAGTGCGCAGCGCAGCCAGTTGCGGGAAGCCTTCAAACACGGCATTCACGGCAGTAACGCGGGCGGTGTTGTTGGCCTGTAACGTTTGCTGCAGTTGTACTGCCAGTGCAGCAACATCGATTTGTTGATGCTGTGCGGCAGGCGTTGTTGGTGCGGCTGGGGCTGGAACTTGCACGGTGGATGCAGGAGCCTGCGCACGGGCACCAAAGAGGGTATTAGCTGCTTGTGGCATATTGGGGTAATCCTTCAGTTTGTTTTGATTGAGCGATGCAGCTGCATCAAGAGGTTCTTCCAGTACATCAGCGAAACCTTTGGCTACCGCTTCGGCACCGTCCATCCAGGTTTCAGCCTTCAACAAGGCACCAATTTCTTCACGGGATAACCCGCTTTTCTGCATGTACGCCGTCAGCATCATGCTTTCATTGCGATCGAGGAAGTCAGCGTAATCCCGCATTTCATCAGAATCGCCCGCCACACCGCCCCAGGGTTTGTGGATCATCATCCAGGCGTTGGACGGCATGTGAACCGTTGCGTTTGGCAGGCAGGCAATCACTGATGCCATGCTGGCGGCCAGACCATCAATGTAGATATCAACCTTTCCCGTTAACCGCTGCATCGTGTTGTAAATGGCGAACCCGTGCATGACATCCCCGCCGGGGCTGTGAATATGCAGTTCCACATTGGTCGCCTCAAAAACACCGGCATCACGACAATCATTGATGAATGACTGCGCTGAAATGCCCCACCGGCCGATTTCTTCATAGAGGTAAATCTCAACGCGGCCCGGCGTTGCAGCTGCCGCTCTGATTTCATACCAACTTTCACCGTTTACGGCGTCGATCCCGCTGAGACTTGCCCTCGGCATCATCAACAGCGGGTTTGTTTGTTTCTTCATTCGCTTTAGCTCCTGAGTCATTGGCTGCATCAGAGTCCAGCACCAGACCGTTTTCGCGGTTAAATTCAGTCTCTTGCACTCGTTGGCGCTTGATTTCCTGCGGGGATTTACCACGGGCGCGTATCCATTCCGCCTCGGTACCGGCCCCGCCCCGGACAATGGTCTTCCACGACTCAGCTTCTTTCACCGGGTCAATCCATGGCATCACCGGCCCCAGATAGATCGCGTTATAAATCGTGGACATATCCACATCATCAGGAAGTTTAATTTTGGAGTTTTTCAGTATATCTACCCACGCACGGTAAACCGGTCGGCTATGCTGCCCTACAAACCAATTTTGCAGGACGTAATAGCCCTCGAAGCCTTCCACCAGTTCCTGGCGTTGACTGGAGTAGCTGCCGTTATAGTCCCTAGCGATACTCGAATAGCTCCCTCTAGTGCCACTAGCAACAGCACGTAACTGGCCATTGCGGAATTCATACATATGAACATTAGGTCGGTTTGATTCCACCATGCCCAAATCTTCACCGGGCCGGAGTTCGTCATAAATCATCCCGGGTGCAATATCGAAATTTCTTGCACTGCCCGGCTCTGAAAACTCCCCTTCCTCACCCTGGCTGGCATCTCCACGCTTAATGTAAAAACTTAGCGCTGCCGCGATACGTGCAGCTACACGTTCTGACTCTTCATAATCCTTGATGTCAGCAAGTCGGGTGATCACACCGTGTAACAGACTGATGCCGCGCAACTGATGGAGGCGCTTACGCATCGCCAGATGAAGCATATTATCTGCCGGCACACGCTTGGTTGCCGTTGACATTCGTAAAGAGCTAGCCGGGTGAGCCTTGTAAACATTGAAGGCGATAGGCCTACCCCAGTCGTTTAACTCAATGCCCTGCTGAACGTTGCCACCCGAAATACTGTTAAGATTCATCGGCACAAAGTCAGCCTCGAGACACTCAAGCGAAAACTGAATGCTTGTTGCATGTTGCAAACCCGATACCGGGCCTCGGACCAACTGAATGAATACCTCTCCATCACGTAAAGCAGAACGTAAAAGAAGGCGTTCTACTTCCGCGCGCGTAAACTTTCCGGTAACTTCTGGTCGGATTGACCATTCAGACCAGTGCTTGGCAAACAGCTCCGCGCATTCTTTATGCAAGCTTCCATCCATACGCAAAGGCTGGGGTTCAATCTGAATGCCCTGCGCCCCCACAACACGCTCTTCCATCTTGTCCAGAATGCCAATCACGATATCGTGGTTTTCATCCAGCCAACGGGCCTGCTCGCGAAGTGAGACGCCAGCGGAAAATACAGCCGCATCAGCAGACCGCCCTTCACGCTTGGCCTTCTGTAGTCGCGAAGGGTTCGCAGCCTCATAGGCTTGAAGCTGATAGCGGTTTTTGGCACGCGACAAGGCCCACCCTGGCGCGACCGCGCCGAGTGCTTTCTCTATCAATCCCATGGGTTACCTACACGAAGTTAGCGAGTTTATAGCCGCTGCCACGACCAGAGGCGTTACGTAATCGTTTTTCCCAGTATTCCAGCTCGTTACGCATCGCAGCCGGATCATGGTTGGTGATGGTTCGGCCATTAACGCCAGTGAAAGAAACTGATTTACCGTCAAGAGTGTCGGTATAAAACCCCCTGACGCGCACCACCATTTCACTAAGTTCCTGTTTTGTCATAGCCAGCCACCACCACCCGAACCACCGCCATTAACCCAGCCGCTTGAGTCTCGTTGTGTTGCAACCGGCTTCGGTTCCGCCTTAGTTTTCCTCTTGGTCAAAACGACCTCCCGTGATGAATTCTCGTTGAAAATATTGGGGTTCGTATCCTGTGGTTCCGCCCAGGCTGGCGGCTCATCCCACTTGATACGCTCGTATCGACGTAACGTCACGACGGCATGCGCATAGCAAAACAGGTCGAAAGCTTCGTTGTTGCCTTTGCCCGGCTTGCGCCATTTGCCATCTGTACCCCGTTCTTCGTAGGTCAGTTCGTCAAAAAACCAATCACCCAACCAGTTAGGGAAATGGATGTACCCAGCACCCGCAGCTTCACGGCTCAGGGAGTTACTGAGCTGATCTTTCAATGTGTCGGTCTGCAACAGATATACGGGAACATCACCGCGTGCAGCCGCACGCCGGTCACTGCGATCCGTATTGTCTGGGTGGGTTTTGGTAATGGTTTTCTGGCGCCGGTTGCTGTCACCTTTAATGAGATACACCCGCTTATGCACGCCATCGCGGCGGCACTGACGCCAAAATTTATAGGCGTTATCCGTCACGCCATCTTCACCGCCACTATCGACAGCCATGGCAAGGATCGGCATCCGCTTATCCTGATTAGCCTGGAGCCGATACGTTTTGTTGAGGACGTCAGTCACCAGCAGGTCCCAATCTTCTGGATAGGCACCTGGGTGAATCGGCAACGCTTCGCCGGTTTCAGGATCGAACCGCATGGATTGCTTGATGTTGTAGCGATCCACCAGCCAGCGCTCACCGTTCTCACCGTAACCTACTATCTGCACTACAAACCGGCGATTCTTACCGCCCTGCACGTCAACAGACGCGATCAGGAATCTAACTTTCGGTGGTACCAAGCGCTTACCGTAATCTTCAACGCGAGCCAGCAACTCATCACTGCGCCGCTGCTCTGACGCCGAACGCGGTAAATAAGGGCGACCCCAGTCGGTATTGATTACCGCCTTGAGTGTTTCCTCGGCTCCCGTTGCTTCATAGTCCTGTTCAGCGGTCAGCAATTTATAAACGAGCTGTGCCCAGGTCTGATACGCTGCTGCCGGTCCCTCCATCCAGAAAGATGCAATGCGAGAGCGTCGCGGCTCCCCGGTTCGATTGCCCTCCGAGTCAATCGCCTCACCTTCACGCAGCCAAACGCCGGATTGGTTCAAAGCACGCTTCATATCAGAGGTTATCGAGCCGCTACAGTGCGGACAGCACATAAACACTGACTCGCTGGCCTTAACGGGATCAGCAATTTCGCGGTAACCCGTCATCACCTCCATGATCGGCTGAAAATGCTCACCGCAGTGAGGGCACTTCCAATACCATTTTCGGCGGTCACCGCGATTGAACAGTGAGAGAATGCCTGTTGTTGGCGGAGCCTCATGCTCAGAACGCCGACGCCATTTTGAATCGATGATGTCACGGCCTGGCGAACTCTCCACCAGCGTCATACCGGCGCTCATAAACGTTGTGGTTCGCTTTGATGCCAGCGTAAAACCGTCGCCCTCGCCGTCAATATCCTCCGGCATACGGTCGTAGTCGGTCAGCGCGGTGCACTTGTAGTCTGAGGAGGACATGATATTGACCGATGGCCAGCCGAGCTTAAGGTAGTTCCCGGCCAGAAATGTACGGTCATGCACGTTATTATCATTACGTCGTGGGCTGAGTCGTTTCGCCACATCAGGGCTAACGCGGAACGTCCGCGCCAAACGCTTCTTTGAGTGCTCACGCGCTTTCTCTTCCGAGATTTGAACTACCAGCATGTCCGACGGGTCACACACGATGTTGTAAACAATCCAACCATCTATCAGGCCGATCGTTTTACCTGTACGCGCCGGGCCAACGAAAACCACCGCATCATATTCACGCGATGCCAGGCAGTTCATTGGCTCAATAACGTATGGGGCTACAGTCGGGTCCCACTTAACTGAGTTACCCGCCCCCATCGGCACCCGCATAAACTTTTCAACAGCTTCGGCTACCGGCATTCGGCGCGGGGCCTGAATAATACCGGCCATGTTTCGCCGGGTTTCTGCGGCTGATGCCTGTGCGACCATTAATCCTCCTCGGGCATTTCCTCCTCGATCTCTGTGTCCGCCCGCATAACCTTCAACGCTATCTGATCACGCAGGTCATCGATAATGGACTGCACCCGAGAAACGGCAGATGGGGACAAAGCGCAATCGCGCTCCAGAATATCCGGTAATGTTTCCAGTACCTGAACCATGGCTTTTGCCATGGATGAAAACTCGCGAGTAACTTCAGCTGCCGGTATTAACTCGCTGATCTCTTGCTCAAACTTGAGCCGCTCACGTTCTGATTGAAACCAAGCTTTACGATCAGGCGGTAGCATCTGATCGACATCCGCAACCGGGGCGGACTTGACCAGTTCGGCCAGAACATCCGGTAGTGTGTAAAGCTTCAATTTGGCATTGCTGCCGGGGGCCAGCTCGACGTTTTTCAGCCTGGCCGCAATGGTTTGTCGATGCGCACCAGTGATTGCCGCAAGCTGATTAAGGTTCAGCCTGACGTTCTCCAATTCTTTATCCATGATGATGAACACTTTTCATACGATTCGACATCCTGAAAAATTAATTTCAAACGAAAACAATCACGTGAACACATGATGATGATGTCAATAAAATGCGAAAAACTAGCCGATCCCCGCGTGTAGCCGCCCCCTCGGTGAACAGAATCGCCAAAGGGACCCGTTAAAATGGGATCGATTCTCATTTGTTCGATGCGGTGGATTTCGAGGGGTGCGATATTGATTGACATCGACAAAAAACCCACCGAGTGGTGGGCTTCGTGGAAACTATTTTCCGGCAGACATTGCCTTGGCTTCGTCTTCCAGCTTTTTCATTTTAGCTTCTGTTTTAGGCTTAAGCTTTTTGGCTTCATCAATAATCTGAGCAGCCGTTTTATTATTATAAATCGCCAAGCTCATCCGATTTACAGATTCGTTATCAGCCAGTTTATCTATGGTCGATAACTCGGCTGACGAATATTTTTCAATAGCGATCATTGCTGCCTCTAATTCCTTCTGTTTTTCTGAAGACAAGGACTCCATTACCTTATCTCCGGAATACCTAAGGGCCTCTTCGCTAGAGCCATCAATCTTGGGTGCCTGGTCACAGCCAGCGAGCACCAGCACAAATACCATCGGCAACAAACAACGTTTCATCAAGCCTCCTGCATGTTAGATATTGCTTAATGTTACCGTCATTACCTGATGATATATAGCCCCATGCATAATCCAACTGTAATGCTAATCAGAACTACAGGTGCCTGAATCGGTGCCAAAACTGTCCGAACTGCCAGTGCTGTAATCATTACTGTATTCAGCGCCAACAAATACCGGACTTAACGGGTTAAGGGGATTCAGCAGGTCGCTTCCAGTGCCGCCCACGCTTTGTTGTTCACGCAAACGACGGGCCTCTTCCTGACGGCGGCGGCGTTGCTCATAAAAATATCTACTCATCTGGCGGCTCCTGTTGCAGGGCAGGATTGCAGCCATGCAATTGGCATGATCTACACATTTGACAATTTCTCCGAGGTGGCGCAGGTGGCGGCGCAGGTCTTACCACTTTATCTCCCGACTTGTACGGCGGTGGCGTTGGGGCTTTTCTTCCCATGCTTATATCCCTACTGATACACGCCAGGCGTTTAGCGTTTCCACCCGACCAGCACAGATTCGCAGGGATGTCTGAAGTGCCAACGTGTAACTCAGCGCATCCCCCCAAGTGTCTCCCTGCATTTGAGGTTGCTCGCACCGCGTAAACACCGACTCAGGGGGCAACATCACCACCGGTGCTTTTACCTGCGGTGGTTGGGCGCAAGAGGCCAATAACAGCATCAGGCATCCGCTCAGCAGCGCAGGGATTATCTTTGATCGCCTCACGGTATTTCCTTTGATAGATGTCACCCTGTTGGCGCAACCGCTGCTCATGCTGCTGTTGTGCCGCCATCAGTGCGCGATTCTGGGCGTCCTGCGTTTGCAGCGTGGTTATCACCCCTGCCTGCTGGTCTACCGTCTTCTTTTGTTCCATCAGCTTTTTATCTGTAAGCCTCAGGTCTTTGCGGTAACCCCAGTTGCTGACGGCCAACCAAGCGAACAAGGCAAGGAGAGCCGCCACCAGCAGCGCTTTGCCATTGGGTAGCGGTAACCAACTCATGATAAAAACGTCTCGCGCTCCGCAGCACGGCGTCTTACCAACCCAGGCATTACCTTGCCTTTGCCAAATTTCCACCGAGGGAACTGGTCAGCTGCCCCCAGCACATCATCGGCATTGAATTTTTTCACCAGGGTGGAACCTGCAAACTCAGGGCCACCAATGTTGAACGCCAGCGATACCATCGCGTCGAACTGGTTCTGCGTCATTGGGCGCTTAATAGCGCTGTTTACCGTCAGCTCAAACACGGCCAGATCATCTGAAAGAAATTGCTCTGCCTGCTCTTGTGTGATTTTGTCGCCGGGCTTCACACCCTTCGTATGGCCCCAACCAATCGTCCACGGCTTACCACCAGAACCTGGGTCTGGATAAGCCACCAGCTCAAGGGACTCGAACCCCTTTATGAAGTCACGGCCCTTGTTACTTGTTCGCATCCTGATTACCTCCACCAAAGCGATTGCCGACGTACCCGGAAAGGAACGCGCTAAGTTTTTTCACGCCTACAAAACCAATGAAGCCACCGATGCCAACTGTTAAGGCTTTCGGGACGTCGAAGTAATCCAGGGCTGAATAAGTCGTCAGGGCTAACGCGCCACACATCAGCCCTTCGAAAATGGTTTCTTTCCAACCGCTGCCGGAATAAGCCATTCGCAAAACCGCCATGACTACAGCCATAATCACGCCGCCGATTGGCACATCACCGCGCCACCAGCTCGCAAACATTTCACTGAATTCCGTCCAGCCATGCGGATTGTTTGGCATTCTCATAACCTCCCCCTGTCGGGGCTGTGCCCGATCGTCGGGTGGTGGAAACAAAAAGCCCCGGCAAATGCCAGGGCGACTTAGTTACTCGGGAAGATTTCCCGTTGTGTTTGTTCGAATCGGTCAGGTTCCAACTCAACCCCCAGCCCGACACGGCCCAGCTTGATAGCAGCCTTTATCGTTGAACCGGAACCCATGAAGAAGTCAGCAACGACATCACCAGGGCGGCTACTGGCACTGATGATGTGCTCCATCATTTCAGCGGGCTTTTCGCATGGATGTTTACCGGCATAGAAAGCCACCGGCGAATAAGTCCAAACGTCTGTATAAGGCACCGCAGCAGTTACCGTGAAAGTACGCCGCAATGATTTATATTCCCGGCACAAGTCCAGATATTCACGATTGAGGGTTTTGTATTCCCTTACCAGCTCATGATGGGGGCGATTCAACCCACCAGCCTGTTGCTTCTCAATAGCGATGCGGTCAAACAACGCTTGGAGCGCTTGATACTGCTTTTCGCTTGGCAATTGCCATTGGCTCTCTGAGAACCAGTGGCTGCACATCTGCGTTTTCGTTGCCGCGTTGATTTCCTTCGCTGACACGCCGAGAGATTGCCGCGCCGTTCTGAAATAGTCGATCAGAGGCTTTAATACGGTTTGCTTCAGCTCGCCACACTTCACGGCGAAACCGTCCACCTTCGGTTGTAGCGGCCCTGCATAATGACCGGCGAAAATGATCCGCTCGGTCGCCGGGAAGAACGCTCGGAGACTCTCTTTGTGATGACGTCGCCAAACGCCTGAAGGTTTAGCCCAAACGATGTGGCTCAGTACGTCGAACCGCTGGCGAACCAGCAGCTCAGTATCAGACGCCAACCGGCTACCGCAGAACATGTAAAGACTGCCGTTAGGCTTAAGCACCCGCCAGAATTCCACCAGCAATGAATCCAGCCAGGCTAAATACTCAGCCTCACTCTTCCATTGATTATCCCAATCGCAGGATTTCACCCGGAAATAAGGCGGGTCCGTGGCGATCAGGTCGATGCAGTCATCAGGCAGGATTTTGATGTATTCGAGTGTGTCAGCGTTGACAAGACTTGTGCTGGATATCATAAGCGCCCTTGTTTGATAGGCTCGTTCTGCTGTTCATAGCAGCACGGGCAAAGGTTGCTTGTGACCATTGACATGAGCGCCTGGCGGTCAGTGTGCGATAACACGCTGATCGCCGCCCACTCCACAAACCAAGAAATAAAAAAACCCCGCAAAAGCGAGGCTCTATTTTGGTGCCGGTCATTACATTTGTGGCACGATATCAAATTAACGATAAATATGGCCTATTTAATTAACTTTTGCAAGACCTTGCTGCGAAAATGTCGTTTTTTGTTGTGATCGTGATCTCGACAGAGAAACTAAACCCTCTCGATCCAACCTCAGGAAGACACTTCGCATGCTTGACCAATAGCCGTTGTAATTCTTGGACCAATTCGGGGCGGAAACGCCTACCAGCTCAGCCAGGTCTTGATTCTGGTATGGAGTAAGCCCTTTCATTTCAGACCGCACATCCTGCGCCGCCAACCAGATTAAAGCTCTCAGTCTGTCCATGGTTTTTGTTGCTACCTTTTGCCCGCCAAGGCTTTCTTTGAACTCCGACCATCCCCACTGGGTGATTTCCACTTGGTGCTTGAAGTCCAGATCATGCGCATAGCACCAGGATAACCAACTACGTTGATGGCCTACCAAGTGATATACAGCGCGACGCCATGAGGCTGCTAAAAATGTTTCCGGCTCTATCAGGGCTATGGCTCCCGAACTAGGCCTCGTTTCTGTACCCGGTACCGGATTGCTATGAACAACAATCCTTGTGCCATCTAACTCTACAATAATGCGACGCTTGCGCTTCAATCGCGTTGTGCTGACCTGTGTTGACTCAGTGAATGCCTGTAATTGCCCTTTCGTCCTCCCGCTTAGGTCAGCAGTTGCCATCATGAAGCTCTCTCGAATGTACTGCAGATATTGCTGTGTCACGATCATGCTTTAATCTCCAAGCGTCTGGCCCGCATGCCAGCTCGCCTATACTCCACACTATGAAATTGCGCCCTTGCCGATCGAGCGATCCAAAAAATCAAAAAGCACATCTATCTGGTTGCCGTATTCTTCCTCCCAGCGTGACACGTCACGATGCAATTCCCGATGGTGCTTATTGCAGAGCGGAAATGTGAATAAATCATGAGCCTTAGTCGCCCACCCCCCTTGCCCATGTCCGATGATGTGGTGAGGGTCGTCAGCCTGCTGACCACAACAGACACAGGGCTGAGACTTAACCCACCGAGTGTATTTCTCACTTGTCCAACGCTCATGTTTAGGGATTTTCATGAATGACTTTGGCGGGGCCGGATCGATAACTAGCGTCTTCACTGCCTTCTTAGCTATCTCCCTTATCTGTTGGCTCGGTGACAAGCTGGGGGTGATGTCAGCCTCTTTCCGTGGGCCTGATGGGATAGTGATTGGCTTTATGCGCAGTGATGCTGCTGCAACGTCCTCAGGTAGCAGATCGATTACCTCATTCAACCAGGCCCACCAACACAGCTCAGGCAACGTCAGCTGGTGGCTCTCGTCGAACAAAAAGTAACTCCGCGCCCGGTACACCACGAAATCCGCTATGTTTTGGTCTGCCGTGGCGGAAAGCTCCGGCATGGTCTTATCGCGGTAAGAGTGCGAGTGGTGCCAGCATAATCGGATAGCGCCAGAGCCATAGCGCATCGTTTCCATGTTCTTGTCGTGGTACCCATCGGCGCATTGGCGCTGGCAGTCAGGACGACGATCCAGCCAGCTCTCTAGGCTATTGATGCCACCAGCAGCGGAGAGCACACGCTCATGCTGGAAGAATGGACGGAAGCGCGGGTCAATGGCCAACTGCTGTTCAGTGGCCGGTAATGCGCCTGATGGCAGCTCCCGAAACTCCGCCGGTACAGTGGCCACCATCACCCGGTCGCCGAACATCGCCAGCAGGTCAGTGCCTGGCTTTAAGATGACCTGCCCCAGTTCGCGAACAACGATCGGCTTCAGTATCCCTCTCATGCCTGCACCTCACTGATCCGCATCTCCACCTTGCCGCCCTTGGTCACCGGCCCCCACTTCGCATCGATGTGCTTGATCTGACTGTCATCGAGCCACACACCCGCCTGGGTCATGGCGTCAAACAGTGCCTTGAAGAAGCTATCCAAATCCATCCGGGCCTTAGTCGGCGGGAAGAACACCACAGTTACTGATATATCCGCGCTGATTGGTTTTGGTCGGCGGCGCAGTTGCTCCATAACCTGGGCAATGGCTTCTGTCTGGAATGCCCTGCCGCGCTCACTGACCAAAGTACGGCCTCGGGATGATCCCTTGTTTGGTGAACGCCAGTAGCCGTTAACACTGGGCGGGAATGGCAACGTTAAATTCATGCAGCCACCTCTGCCTTACCCGGTACCAGAATCACAGACTGATCGCACTGATTACCCCAGGTATGCCAGCCGTCGGTATGATTACGGGCGAACAACTCAATGCGCGGTACATCGCCAAGCAGATCGACCAACTTTTCGCGGAAAACCTCAGGCTTTGCGCTGTGCTCCATTCGTGGTGCCGTAATGTGTTGGCAAATCGATGCATCCAGGCGCGGTGGCAATTTGCCCTTGACCGCAAACAGGCAGTCTTCGCTGTTGGCTCGGGTCATGTGGCCCATGCCAATTGCGCTATTCCCTTTCACACGGTTTGTTTTATGCCAGGTGAAGCCCTTCATTGTCATCAGGCGGAACCCCCAGGCGTCGATCACCTTCAGTGCTTCCGTCGGCATCGTCGGTACCCACCACATGGCCAGCAGGCATGAATCAGCAGCCAGATCCCACACTGGTAAACGGCAGATATCGGCAACCGTCATTGTTGGGTACTTGAAACCGGCACCGCGGTTGCCGTCTTTGCATTTGTCGCTGTAAGTCCACGCCGGATCGGCGTAAATCAGTGGGTATTTCATTTCAAGCCCTCCGTCGCCCTTCGTACCAAATACCGGATCCCGTAGTAATCCCAGCCAAAGTGCTGGCGCTGCCAGTCTGTTAGCCATCCCTGCGAAATTGCGTATTTGCGAAAATCCCCGCGCTCCTGCCAAGTACGCCGTGCCTCACGTAACATCCACCAGCGATACACCCGTTGCGCCACGGCCAACAGAGGCAAAACCTCAATGCCTGATACACACTTCATGCGGCTTGCTCCTCTACGGCTACCAGGCGGTAGAAATACACATACTTCCCTGACTCGCTTTTCTCGACCCGACGTTCCTTAACCAGGCCCTGGAATGGTTTGCTGAACTCACGTAGGCGGGCACTGATAGCTGGCTGCGTGTCATACACGCCGTACATCTGCACCACCAGCAGCTCAAGGTCGCGGAGTGTGCGCCACGTGGCACCGGCGGCAGCATTACGTACACGGCATACCTGGCTTTCTGGCTTATCTTTCAGGACACCTGCACGAACCAGACGGCGGATGCCGCTGTTTATGCGGTCGCTTTCGAATACGTCCACCGGGATCGTTAACTTTTTCATACCTTGCCCCCTTTGCGGCTCCGCATGCTGGCCCATGTGAATGGCACCCAGATGCCTCCGTCAGTCTGGCGATCCATAATCCGATCACCGATCATCCCCACCATTTCCACGTAGGTTTTGTTTGTCAGCATGCCGGTTGGCTTCAACTGCAACTGGCGACGGTCTACGATGTTGGTCAGTAGGTTGATCTCGTAGTCACTGCCCTTCTGCAGCCCCACTTCGTCCAGCACCAACAAATCCAGCCGACAAAGGTCACGCAGCAGATCAGCTTCTCTCACTGGGCTGTCCTTGCTGAACGTGGCACGGTGGTTTTCAAACAACTCAGCTACCGTCATGACCATTGCAGAGTGGCCGCTATCAATCAGCTCTCGCGCCATAGCGCTGGCCAGGTGGTTTTTTCCGGTACCGGTGTTACCCGAGAAAATGAAGCCGCCATGTGTCTTACCAAATGACGCCACATACCCCTTGGCGGCATCCAACGCAGCCTGCTGTTCTGGGCATTCCACAACGTAATTGCTGAACGAGCATTTCTCGTGCAGAGGTTGGATGCCAGAGCGGCCAATGATTTTTTCCATACGGGCCTGGCGGTTCCGATCCGTGATCAGCTGGTTAGACTTTTGCGCCTCTTCGGCCTGAAATTTCTTCCACCCTTCCACCGTCTCAAAGCGTGGCTGCACGTGTGCTGGTTTCAGTGCCAGCAGCCGCGCCATCAGGTCAGTTGACGTTGACATCATGATCACCTCCAGGGGTTGATAAGCCATTGCTGAAGCCCGGCGGGATAGCGCCAGAGGCAGGTGTTACGCGGTGGTTGGTGCTGGTCTGCCATTTCCCGGCAATGCACTTAGGGCGGCCCTTTTTGTCCCACTTGGTGGCGCTGCTCAGGTAGCCTTCGAACTTGCTCGGGATGAACAACGTGGTTGGCCGGATGTAATCACTCATGTCCTGCAGGTCACCCCAATGTTCCTGCTTGTAGTCCACGACAAGGCACAGGTCATGACTGGAATAACCGTCGCGCAGTCTGGCCCGGATATTCTCCAGAGAACTTTTCGAGGTTTGGTAGCGTGAGCCGGTTACCAGGTTCAGGTGTTTTAAAACGTCCTTGGCCTGGTCCGTGATCAATACTTCAGGGTCGGTCTGCGCAGCAGGCTGACAAGTAGGTTTTCTACCTGATGGATCTTGTTTTGAATTTACTGACGGATCCCCCCCAGATTCTGGCGGGTGAGAACTGCCTTTTTTGGTGTTTTCTGAACGGTCGGATTCTGAACGTTCAGATCCTGACATGTCAGATTTTGAATGGTCAGATCCTGACGTGTCAGAAACTGAATGGTGAGACTCGATGCTTAATGCTGCTGCTTTCAGCTTTGGTACATTCAGGGTGTAAATATTGCTGTCGTTGCGCTGCCCTCTGCGGCGTTCCTTGCGTGTCAGCCATCCATCCCTTTCTAATTCGCCGATCGCCGTGGTGACCGTACTCCGGCCAGCCCCGATCTCACGTGCGATTTTTTCAATACCCGGATAGCAAATCCCCTCATCACTTGAGAAGTCGGCCAGGCGTAGCATTACAAGCAGCTTCGTACCCTTCACACCGTGCGCAGCGCAGCCGTCCCAGACGTAACTTGAGACTTTCACGCTCATACGGCAGCTCCCGGTGCTGGCAGCGCCAAATATTTAAAGCGAGCCACAACTTCCTGTAGCGCGCTGTGGGTGACAGGCAACCAACCACCCGGTATTCTCATCACATAACGCAACGGCACCGGCGGTTTAGCGCAGCTTGCAGCTACACAACGAAATTGCCCACGCAAACGAGATTCTGTTAATCTGTTCAT